GTTGCCCTTGGCCCGACAGGTGAACTAGCGTCAAGAATTGCTGGTCAGGCGGGGCGTAAGGTTGCTCAGAGTGGCGCACAGTTAATTGGCAGGGACACAGCAGAGACCTTCCAAAGACGGGCTGACGAGAAGCTGATTCAAGCTCTACAAAGAGACGGCCTTAGCCCTAAACAAGTATTGGAAAAGCTCAAGACCATTCAGAGTAGTGGTTACAAGCCAGAAACTATTGTTGAGGCGGCTGGAGAAAACACTCGTATATTGGCTGACACAATATCAAAATATCCTGGCGCGGCACAGGTTGCTAGTCAGTTGGTAGAAGAACGTGGCGCAGGTCAAGCTGGCCGAGTTATCTCGGACTTCCAACGCGCCTTAAATTTTGGTGGTTCTGCTCTTGACTTGGCAGACGACATTATAAAGACTAGAAGTGCAGTTGCCGCGCCGTTGTATCGCCAAGCCTTCTCAGAGGGCGGCGTAATACAAAACAAGCGAATTACCGAACTGATGGAGTATCCACAGTTTCAGGATGCCTACCAAAAGGCAAGACGTATTGCCGCGCTAGAGGGTGTCAACCTACCAGTAAGTGCCGCAGACATTGAAAGGGTTGGTGGGTTTGACCTGCGAACCCTAGACTATGTAAAGCGTGGTCTAGACGATGTTTTGTTTACTGGCAAACAACCTGGTAGTGGAATTGGCCGCACAGAACTTGGGTTGCTAAAAGAACGGCGCACAGAGTTTGTCAATGCTCTTGACCAAGTTGGGCCAAAGTCCTACAAGCAAGCAAGACAAGTTTTTGCCGGTCAGACAGAGATTTTGAACGCGCTAGAAAACGGTCAGAACTTTACACGATTCTCCCCAGACGAACTAAAGCGGTCTTTTGGCGGTTTAAGTGACGCAGAAAAAGACGCATTTAGGGCGGGTGTGTTTGATTCCGTAAAGGAAAACATAAACAAGGGCGCAGACGGCGCAGACGCACTTCGCAGGGTATGGACAAATCCTCAAAAACGCGACCAATTAAGAATTATTGTTGGAGAGAAAAACTGGGGCGACCTGCAAAACTCCTTGGCGCGTGAAAAAATCATACGCCAGACAGACGTTAAGATGGCTGGTGGCTCACAAACAATGGGTCGTCAGCTTGCACAGCGTGAGTTTGAGGGAACGGACGAGTTGATTCCTCTGGTTCAGCAAAAGGGCATAATTGGTGGCGGTACTGACTACTTGCTACGGTCTTTAACTGGGCCAGGGCAACCAACCGCACAAGCCCTTGCGCCAACCCTGTTTTCAACAAACTTCCAAAACCAGTTGCAAGAACTAACAAGACTTCAACAATTAGACCAGTTGCTAAGACGTAGTGCCGCAGTAAGAGGTGGCGCAGTAGGAACAGCAGCCGGAACACAAACCGGCCTTTTAGGAGAGTAAGAAATGCCCAAGACCAAGATTTCAGAATACTCAACGACCAACTCGGACAACACCGACATTGAAAGCATCAACATCAATGAGGGGTGTGCACCTTCTGGGATAAATAACGCCATCCGTGAACTCATGGTTCACCTAAAGGAGTTCCAGACAGGGGCTTCTAGTGACCCGTTGACGGTGGCTGGTACGTTTGTAGCGTCTGGTGGCGCGACCATTGCGGCTTCTGCCGGAACCTCCGCAAGCCCGTCCATCCACTTCTCTGGTGACACAAACACAGGAATCTTCTCCCCCGCCGCTGACACGATTGCATTTGCAGAGGGTGGTGTGGAGTCGATGCGGATTAATTCAAGTGGGCAATTGTTAATTGGGTTAGATTCTGCTTTGAATGTTGCTGGTGCTTCTTGGACTGAACAAGTTGCTGGAACTGGCGCTACTGGTTATGTTGCGGCACGATTTAGCAATAATTCTAATCCTGCTAGGTTTTTAGTAGTCAAATCTCGTGGAACAACCATCGGAACAAACACAGTTGTTCAAAATAATGACGAACTTGGTTCATTAGATTTTGCTGCTGCCGATGGTACAAACTATACATCGTGCGCCAGAATTTCTAGTTTTATAGACGGAACACCAGGTTCTGGAGACCTGCCAACAAGAATAACTTTTTCAACTGCAGCAGACGGAGCCACCACACCAACAGAGCGTATGCGTATCGACTCCATCGGTAATGTTGGGATTGGTACGAGTGCACCTGTTTCTGGTTCGCGATTAGCGGTTGTTGGCGGCAGCATACAACTATCAGGCGGCACGACTTCGCAAGAAGGCATCCGTATTCAAAGAGCATCTGGATACGCAAGCATTACCGGCATCAACAATGACAACAATGCCTTTAACCCGATAGCATTTTTTACGGGTGGAACTGAAGCAGCCCGTATCGACACCAGCGGTAATGTGTTTTTTACAAAAACAGCCTCAGATTTAACAAGTGCTGGGATGGAATACGCCACTTCGGGTAGAATGATTCTAACAACTGCAACAAATTTAGAGCCGTTAATTCTTAACAGGCAGTCTTCTGACGGAACTTTAATTGAGTTTCGTCAGGCCAACGCTGTAGAAGGCTCCATCTCCGTCTCAGGCACAACCGTTTCTTACAACGCATTTTCTGGCGCTCACTGGTCGCAACTTCAACAAGGTCGTGGCTACAACCCTGAAATCCCCCGTGGCACAGTCATGTCCACCATTGGCGAGATGGCAGAGTGGAAGTCTGTTGTGTGGGATGAGGTGATCGAGCACCCCGCCGTGCCTGCGGTTGAGGCCAAAGAGGCCGTGTTGGACGAAGAAGGCAATGTCATCGAGCCAGCAGTCGAGGCAGTAGAGGGTAAAGACGCATGGACAGAAACAATCAACAATCGTGATTCATATTTAGGTCAACTGCCAATTGGCGCAACCTTTGAAGAAGATGGGTTCACTAAGACTGTTGTTGACGATGGCAACGAGCGTCTGCCAAAAGTCAAGATTTCTGATGTGATTGGTGATAAAGCAGTCTACGGCGTGTTCCAAACCTGGGATGAAGTTGAAGATATGCTAGTCACTTCTCTGGGTGCGTTTGTGGTGCGTATCGCCGCAGGTGTCACAGTTCAAATTGGTGACCTCTTAGAATCCAACGGTGACGGATGCGCCAAAGTTCAGGATGACGATGTAATCCGTAGCAAGACCATTGCTAAAGTAACATCCATCACACCAACGGCAACCTACGCAGACGGGTCTTACACCGTCCCTGCTGTTATCTACTGCGGATAAAACATGAACATCAAACTTGAACTTACAATAGAAGAAGTCAACGGCATCCTGCAAACGCTGGGACAGTTGCCGACATCTAGCGGTGCTTGGCCTTTAGTAGTAAAGATAAAGGAGCAGGCAGAGTCTCAGGTTCCAAAGGAAGATAAAGATGGCGACAATCGGTGAAGTTCAGGGCCAACTAGACACCCACGAAGCTGTCTGTGCTGAACGCTATCTTGGGATAAACGCAAGACTCAAGCGGTTGGAGCAAATCCTAATCGGCTCCGCTGGTTGCATAATCGTTCTACTGCTAAGCCTAGTGGTGAAATGACCACCATCGCTGCCAAAGCGTCTACGGGAGAGATTGCCGCAGACTCGATGGTCAGCGGTGATGACTCCTTCTACCTTGTAGAGAAACTCCGTAGGGGGCAGACAAGCATCTACGGGGGTTGCGGAGATTGGGATAAACTATTAAAGTTCTACAATTCGTTGGAGTCTGGGGCTGACCTAGACTCGGATACGGATGTGACCGTTCTCGAACTCAGAAGTGATGGCATTTGGATTTACGAGAGTACCATCATTCCTGCGAAGATAAAGAACGACTTTTGGGCAATTGGAACTGGGGCAAACTTTGCTATCGCTGCCATGCACTTAGGCTTAACTCCGGCAGAAGCAGTAAAGCTGGCGTGTCTGTACGATACATCCTCCCATGAGCCGATTGACGTAATGACTCTAAGCGGGAGGAAGCGTGGTAGCACTAAAAAAGGTGTCGGACGAGGAACTAATAGCGGCGTTTAAGACATACGGCAGTCCACAGAAGGTCTCACAGGTTCTAGGCATAGACGTAGGTACGGTTTACCGAAGGCGGTCGGCACTAAAGGACGTATCTCTACCATCGTTCGCCGCAAGACAACACAGCATCGCCAACACATACATCCCAGATAACCGCAGGGTTATATCCCACACCGTAGACAACGGTCACGTCTTTATAGCCTCCGACTGCCACTACTGGCCTGACGAGGAAACCGTAGCACACAAGGCGTTTGTTTCCCTGCTGACAGAATTTAAGCCCAAGACCATCATCCTGAACGGTGATGTCTTTGACGGGGCTAGAATCAGCCGCCACGCCGCCCTGATGGGAACCAACCCCCCTACCCCAAAGCAAGAGATAGAAGCCTGTCAAGACCGTCTACACGAGATTGCAAACGCTTCTAAGAACGCTACTAAGTTCTGGACTTACGGGAACCACGATACACGCCTTTTTAACTACATTGCTACCCATGCGGATGCTTTAGTAGAGTTCTCGGACTTGTTTGCGTACTTCCCAGGCTGGCACACAGGCTGGCGGGTGGACATAAACAACTCGCTGATAGTCAAGCATCGGTGGCACAACGGGCAACACGCGACCTATAACAACGCCTTAAAGTCTGGCAGAAGCATCGTCACAGGACACCTGCATAAACTGATGGTCACGCCTTGGGTGGACTACAACGGGCGCAGGTACGGAGTTGATTCAGGAACCCTTGCAGAACCTAGTGGCGACCAGTTTGTTTACACAGAAGAAAACCCCGTGAACTGGTGCTCAGGATTCTGTGTCCTGACATTCAAAAATGGTATGTTATTACCTCCAGAACTATGCGAAGTCATTAACGGGGTGGCTTACTTTCGAGGAGAGAAAGTATAGGGATAAATGAGTGATTTAGTAGCCTCGGCAAAAAGTGCAGCGCAGGGTATAAAAAGCGCGATTGCGGCAGGTAAAGAGATTGAATCAGTAGTCCAAGATATTCAAAAACTAGGGGTCGCAGAACTCCAAGCCAAGCAAGAGTTCCAAAAGAAGCAACGGGTGGTAAAGGGTGACACCACCATCCTCACGGCCTTCGCAGAGTGGAGAAGACTCAAGGAAGTGAAGGAAGCCGAAGACGACCTATTCCAGCAGCTTGTAGAACGCTACGGCAAGGAAAAGGCAGAGTTCGAGTGGAAGGAAATTCAGTCCATCAAGGAACGCCAAATTAAGGAACTCAAGGACGGGCGCGACGAGATGGGTCGTGACCTAAAGAAACTCCGTGAACTCAAGGTTATGTGCTTCATAGCCTCGCTAATTATCGTCACCACTTACTACATCTTCAAAGGACACCTGTAATGCTATCCCTAATATCTTCCGCTGTCGGATTCCTAGCCTCTGGCTTACCGCAAATCCTAAACTTCTTCCAAGATAGGGCAGATAAAGCCCAAGAGTTGAAGTTAGCCCAGATGCAGACGGAACGCGAGTTAGCCCTTGCAGAACGCGGTTTTCTTGCCCAGCAGAAGGTCGAGGAGATTCGGACAGACCAGATAGCACTCCAGACCGACGCAGACCGCCAGAGTGCCGCTTTAGACCACGACAAGGCTATCATGGCTAGGGCTTCCAATTGGGTCGTCAACCTGAACGGTATCGTGCGCCCTGCGGTCACCTTTATCTTCGTCCTAGAGTTGGTGCTAATCAACATGGGTCTGACCTACTTCTTGCTTCGCGGTGGGTTGGGCGAGATGGACGTAGAGAAGTTCATAGCCGCCACGGACGTAATCTTCTCCGAGGACGAGATGGCACTACTCTCAGGAATAATCGCGTTCTGGTTCGGAAGTAGGCAATGGGGTAAGAAGTGAAGGTAAGCAAGGAAGCGATTGAGGGCATCAAGAAGGACGAAGGGGTAAGGACAAAACCTTACCGTTGCCCAGCCCTGCTCTGGACTTGCGGCGTTGGCCACGTCATAGACCCAAACCACATAAGGGTTCCGTTCAATGAACGCAAAAATATACCCCTTCCCCCAGAGTGGGACAGAGTTCTTAGCATGGCTGAGGTCGATGCTATCCTTGCAGCAGACTTGGCTACATTCGAGCGAGGAGTTCTGCGCCTCTGTCCAGGTGGACTTACTCAAGGCCGCTTTGACGCTCTGGTTTCCTTCAGCTTCAACGTCGGGCTCGGCAACCTCCAAAGGTCAACCATCCGCATGAAGCACAACCGTGGCGACTTCGAGGGTGCTGCGGAAGGGTTTATGGCGTGGACTAAGGCTGGTGGTAAGGAGTTGCCTGGTCTAGTTAAGCGCCGGAAGCACGAACGCGCTCTCTATGAATCTGAGTAATCCTCTCCCGTAACTCCTCGGCTACGGTCAAATTGTGCTTGGCCTCAAACTGGTCAAGCCACTTCCTCCTCGCCTCCTTTGTCGGAAGCGTCAAAACATACCTCGCAAGCCCCTCGATTTTTGCCTCATGCTCCGATAACACTATCTGATAGAACTCCTCTGGGGTAGCGGTAAAGGTTCCTCTATTAACCAGCCCTAGCAAATGTTTTATGCAACGCTTTTCTTGCGGTGGTGACGGCTCTGGCTGCGTCAGATTTTCGAACAAATCTCCCAAGATAGTACCTCTTATAGTTGGCCATTATGTGCGCCTCGTAAAACTTTTCCTTCCTCTTGTAGACCCCCTTTATATTTGACTTGGTTTTCTCCCTGCGCTTGGAGTTCCACCTGTTCTCCATCTGCGTGGCTACCCTGAGATTGCTTAACCTATTGTCGGCAAACTTGCAGTTTATGTGGTCAACCTGCTCCGGCCAGTAACCGTGGTGGTACGCCCAGACAATCCTGTGGGCAAAGTAAGGTTTC